ATGAGCACGCCTACGGGATCGACGCCGAGATCTCGGCCGCCGTGACGTCGTCGGACTGGGACGTCGTCTCGTTCTCCGGGCAGGCGTGATGGCCGATCGCCTGACCGGACCGTCCATGCTGGCGCTCGTCGGCGACATGAGCGGGCCGAGCCTGTGGCGCGTGCTCTGGCCCGTGACCGCCCTCGAGCGGCGCGGCTATCCGTGCGGCTGGGACATGAAGGACGCCCACGGGATCGGCGCGATCGCGCCGCTCTTCGACGGCGTCGTGCTGCCCCGCCTCTCGTGGCAGCCGGCGGAGCGCGGGCTCGCCGAGCGCTGGTTCGAGCTGCTGCGCCGGGCCGGCAAGCTGACGGTCTACGACTGTGACGACGACCTGTTCTCGCCGGAGATCGACCGCCGCGCACTGCTGCTCGGCCGGGCCGACGGCAAGACGGCCGACGAGCTGGAGGCCGAGCGGCGGATGCGGATCTGGGCCATGCAGCAGTGCGACGGCGTGACCGTCTCGACGCGGCGGCTCGCGACGCTGGTCCGGACGCTCACGGAGCGGCCCGTCGTCGTCGTCCGCAACGCGATAGACCTCTCGTGGTTCCGGCGCGTCCTCCGGGCCGCTCCGGGCCGCTCAGGGCACGTTACAGTCGGCTGGGCCGGCGGCAAGCGGCCTGATGATGACGTCCGCGCGATGGCCGAGGCCTGGGGGCGGCTGGCGAAGCGCTTCGACGCCGTCGGATTCCGCGTCGGCGGCTACCTGCCGCCGGTGGTCAGGCAGCACGTGCCGGCCGACCGGCTGGTCGTGGTGCCGTGGCTGCCGCTCGAGCGGTACCCGCAGGGGCTGGCCGGCGTCGACGTCGCCTGCTGCGCGGTCGCCGACACGCCGTTCAACCGCTGCAAGTCGCAGATCAAGGCGATCGAGGCCGCCGTCGCGGGCGCGGCCGTGGTGGCGACGCCGACGGTCTACGGTTCTCTCATCGAGCACGGCGTGACCGGGTTCATCGCCGAGTCGGTCGACGACTGGGAATCGGCATTGGTGGAGCTGATCGAGCGGCCGGCGCTCCGGTCCATCATGGCGCGACGGCTGCTCAGGATCGTCGAGCGTCATCATACGTTGGACGGCAACCTGTGGCGCTGGCCGGCCGGCTGGTCGATGATCGCGGAGGCGGCGCGGGCGCGCGGAAGGCTGGTGGCGGTGTGATGAGCTTCTGGCATGGGCTATGGATACTCGACGAGCGAGGCGAGCCGATGCCGGCGCCCGACCTCCCGACCTGGGGGGCCTGGATGGAGCGCGCCCGGACGGATGATCTCCGGCGGGTCGCGCTCACGGAGGTCGGTCCACTCACCGTCTCGACGGTCTTCCTGGCGATCGACCACAGCCACGGGCTCGGTCCGGTCCGGCCGATCCTGTTCGAGACGATGATCTTCGGCGCCGACGATGTCGAGTATCAGGAGCGGTACGCCACGCGCGCCGAGGCCGAACACGGCCACCGCGAGGCCGTCAAGATCGCGCAGCTCTACGTCCGCGATCGCGCCGGGCAGGCGCGCTGAGCGTGGCCGCCGCGTCGTGGCGTGAGCCGTCCCCGCCGGCCGACCTGCGCGAGCTGCGCTGCCGGGGCTGCCGGCGCCTGCTCGCGAAGATCGACGGCCGAGGGCGCGTCGAGGTCGTCTGCCGCGACTGCAAGACCCTGACCTCGCACCGTCCTGCCACTCGATCTTGACCATCCTTTGACCCGGCGTCATACTGGACGCGATCGACCCCCGCCCAGAGGACCTCGAAGGCCCCGACGCTGACGCCCGTGAGGCGCGACTCGGGGCCCGTCCATGGCGCTCGAATACAAGAGCATCCCCTTCGAGGTCAAGGAGATCGTCGACGTCGCCGGCGGCGGCTGGGAGATCGCCGGCTACGCCTCCACATTTTCATCGGAGCCCGACGCCCACGGGGACGTCATCGTCAAGGGCGCGTTCCTCGCCTCGCTGGCGAAGCGCTCGCCGAAGCACCTCTACGAGCACGTCGAGCCGATCGGCAAGACGCTGGCGATCGCCGAGGATGACGTCGGCCTTGTCGGCCGCTGGTCGATCGTCGACACGACGGCCGGCACCGATGCCTACAAGCTGGCGAAGGCCGGCGTCCTGGACAGCCTGTCCATCGGCTACATCCCGGTCGACTACGAGTACCGCGCCGACGGCGTCCGCCTGATCCGCGAGATCGACCTGTACGAGGTCTCGAGCGTCGCGATCCCGGCCAACACGCACGCCCGGATCACCGAGGTCAAGCGCGGCCCCGGCGCGCGCCTGAACCTCGGCCTGGAGCTGCGCCGCCGCCGGCTGGCGCGCCACGGCATACAGATCGGAGCACCGCCATGTCCATGACGATCGCCGAGGCCCAGGCCGAGATCCGGGGCCTCTACGACAGGGCCGCCGAGATCGAGAACCGGTATCCGGACGGCCTGACCGAGGACGCGAACGCGACCGACTACGCCGAGGCGAAGCGGCTGCTCGGCGAGATCGACGGGCTCGAGGACAAGCTGAGCGGCCTGGAAGACGCCGAGGCCCGCAAGCGCCGGATCCTCGACAATCAGAAGCGGCTGTCCAGGCCGAGCTCCCTCCATCAGCAGCCGTCCGGCGACCTCGTCGCCGAGCTGCCGACCGGCGCCGTCAAGCTGTTCGGCCGGCAGTTCGTCGACTCGGCCGAGTACAAGCGCGTCGTCGACGCCGGGCTGCTGCACAACCCGGCCAATCGCGTCGAGATCTCGGTCAAGGCCGAGGGCTCGCTGCTCGACTACCTGATCCGCAAGGCGCTGGTCTACTCGGGATCCGGCGTCGCCGGGCCGCTGATCCGCCCCGACCGGGTGGCCGGGCTCGACTACCTCTGGCGGCAGACGACGATCCTCGACCTGATCCCGACCGGCACGACGACGTCCAACTCGATCGAGTATTACGAGATGACGACGTCGATCAACAACGCCGCGGCCGTCGCCGAGGCGACCGCGACCACCGGGACGACCGGGACCAAGCCGGAGGGCGCGATCGCCTGGGCGCTCCGGAGCCTGCCGGTCGCGACGATCGCCGAGTGGATCCCGATCACGAACCAGACGCTCGCCGACGCGCCGCAGATCGCCGGCCTGATCGAGAACCAGCTCCTCCAGCACCTCCAGCTCGCGCTCGAGACGCAGGTCATCTCCGGCACCGGCGCGCCGCCGAACCTGCTCGGCATGCTCACGAACACCGGCATCGGCACGATCGGGCTCGGCGCCGGCTCCGGGAGCGTGCTCGACGCGATCTACCACGCCATGACGATCGTGATGGCGACCGGATTGTCGAACCCGACCGCGTCGGTCTGGAACCCGCTCGACTTCGAGGCCGTCCGACTCGCTCGCGAGAACGCCGCCACCGGCACGCTCGGCGCGTACCTGATGGGGCCGCCCAACACGACCGGGCCGACGACGCTCTGGGGGCGGCCGGCGATCACCGCGATCGGCATGCCGGTCGACACCGCGCTCGTCGCGGACTTCACGCAGATGATGCTGTTCGACCGCGAGCAGGGCGCGATCCGGACCGGCACGATCAACGACCAGTTCATCCGGAACATGCAGACGATCCTGGCCGAGCTCCGCGCCGCGTTCGCGCTCTTCAGGCCGACCGCCGTCTGCCGGGTGACCGGGGTCTAGCCGTGACGACGTACCGCGTCGGCGAGGCCGGCGCCACCGTCTTCGATCCCGAGGGGCGCGAGATCGGGAGGCTCGCGCCCGGGCAGGTCGTCGTGGCCGGCACCACCGATGTGCGCGGATCACTCGCCCGGCAGTACGAGCACACGGCCCAACGGCGGAAAGGGTACGACGACAAGGTCATCCGCCCCGAACGGGGGCCGACGTCGTGAACTACACCGACAGCGCTGCCATTGCCGCGTATCTCGGGGTCACCTTCACGCCCGAGCAGGCGGCCCGGGCCGACGCCGTCGCCGCGGCCGTGACGACGTTCGTCGACCGCTACACGGGCCGTACGTGGCAGGGCACGTCGCCGGCTCCGGGCGAGCTCGCGAACGTCGTCCCATCCGCCGGAGCGTGGCCCGGCGCGTTCGGGATCGTCTACCTGCAGCACCGCCCGGCCGTCGGCGTGCTCGGCATCGCGCTCCGATCACCGTCTCCGCACCCGACCTCGACCGTCTTGATGCCGGACCAGTTCGAGCTCGTCGACCCGACCAACGGCGTCGTCACGCTCACCGGAGCCGGGGGCTCCCCCTATCCGGGCCTGGTCGCCGTCGTCGACTACGAGTACGTCGACGCGGTGCCCGCCGACATTGCCTTGGCCGCGACCATGATCGCCGCCGGCGAGATGGGCCGTCAGCTCGCGATCGCCGCGTCGTCCGCGTTCGCCGCTGCGCACCCCGAGACGGCCGGGCTCAAAAGCGTCTCGGTCGGGCAGAACGACGTCGCCGTCAGCTTCGCCTCGACGTCGGCCTCGTCGAGCGGCGGCGCGGCGGCCGGGGCTGCCCTTGCGCCGGAGGGATCGGCCGCCCGGGCGATCCTCGACACGTACAAGCGTGTGGTCATTTCGTGATGGCGATCTCACCGGCGCTCCTGGACTTCCTCAGAAGCGTGCAGGCCGGCTTCCTGCCGGAGCTCGCCGCGATCTCGCGCTACACGGAGACGAACGGCCCGGACGGCGTCGTCCGGGACTGGCAGACGGTCGCCGCCGACGTCCCGTGCCGGATCTCGTCGCGCACGACGTCGGCGTCGGAGGGGGTCGGCGGCGACGCGCAGGTCCGCAACGTCGGCGACTGGCGGCTCTGGCTGCCGGCCATGACCGACGTCACCGTCAGGGACCGGATCGTCGTCGCCGGCCGGACCTTCGAGGTCGAGCGGGTCGAGGGCGAGAGCTACGAGACCGCCGGAGCCCTGTCCTGCACCGAGGTGACCTGATGGCCGCGACCGTGACGATCCGCGTCGTGTCGAACCGCCTGCCCGAGGCCTCCGACGCCGTGCAGGCCGCCGTCGTCGAGCAGGTGAAGCGCTCGACGTACGAGGTCGAGAAGCGGGCCAAGGAGGTCGTCCCGGTCGACACCGGGACGCTCCGTCGGAGCATCCATTCGGTCTTCGAGCGCGGCGGCCTCAGGGGCATCGTCGGCCCGAGCGTGGACTACGGCGCGTACGTCGAGCTCGGCACGCGGCACGTGGCGGCCAGGCCGTACATGAGACCCGCAGCCGCGCTCGTGCTGCCGCGCTTCGCCGACCAGCTCAAAGCGATCCTCCGGAGGCTCGGCGCATGAGCCTCGAGGGACACGACGTCTGCGGCCTGGTCTGGTCGCTGCTGGTCGCAGATTCGGGCCCCGGCGGCGTCAACACCCTGCTCGGCGGCACGCCGACCACGCCCGGCCGGATCTATCAGGACCGGGTCCCGCAGGCGGTGCTCCTGCCGGCCGCGACGGTCGGGCTGGTCGCCGCGCCCGACACCACGACGCTCGGCGGCCTCCACGTCGAGAGCACCGTGGACGTCGACGTCCGCATCGTCGCGAGCGGCGCGAGCTACGGGCCGATCGTCCCAATCGCGCGCCGGGTGGACCTCGTGCTGGCCGGAAGCTCGGGCACGAGCGGCGAGAGCTACGCCTACAAGCTCCGGCGGATCGACTTCCGCCGGCTGCCCGAAGACGAGGGCGGCGTCTCGTACCGCCACCTGATCGGGACGTACCGCACCGAGGCGCACCCGACGCCGTAGGAGGTGAGATGCCGGACCGCCCGCTGGTACAGGAGATCGTCGAGCTCGGCGTGGAGGCCGTCCCCGGGACCCCCGTCCCGAGCACCGTCAAGCTCCAGGCGCTCCAGGTCGAGCTCGACAGCGCGATCACGGTCGATCGGATCGCCCCGTCGGGGAACCTGTGGGACACGATCGCAGCTCCCCGCCAGGAGTACGCCACCGGCTCGTTGAGCGGCTACCCGACCTACAACGAGCTGCCGTACGTCTTCTCGAACGTGTTCGGCGCCGCGACCATCACGACGCCGACCGGGGCCGTCCAGGCGCGCCGCTGGTACTGGCAGCCGTCGTCCTCGGTGCCGTGGACGCCGAGGACCTGGACCATCCGGCGGGGCATGGCCGGCAACACGGCCGAGCTCGCGGCGTACGGCCTCCTGACCGGCGTCGGCATGACGTTCACGGCGACGGCCCAGCCGGAGATCTCCGGCGACCTGTTCGCCAGGGCGCTCGACTACGCCGCTTCGGTGGGCGCGACCGGCCTCGTCGCGCAGTCGCTCGTGCCGATCCTGCCGAAGCAGGTCTGCGTCTACCTCGACCCGACGGCCGCCGCGATCGGCACGACGCGGCTGACGCGCGACTTCGCGGCCGGCTTCGAGATCGGCGGACTCAACGGCCCGTTCTGGCCGCTCGACTGCACGATCGCCTCGTTCGGCGGGCACGTCCCGATGAAGCCGGACACGACGACGGCCACGCTCCAGCTCGGCAACGACGCGCAGGGCCGCGAGCCGGTCGCGGCGATGCGGGCCGGCGACACCCGCTACTGCCGGATCGAGGCGACCGGCCCCGTGATCGACGCCGGGCCGCCGGCCTACCCGCACCGGCTCCGGATCGACCTGGCCCTGAAGGTCGTCGACGCGCCGGCCAGGGGCGACGCCGACGCGCTCTCGACGCTCGAATGGACGTTCGGGATCTTCGACGACCCGGCCTTCGGCGGGGCCATCAAGCTCACGCTCGACACGAACCTCGCCGCGCTCTAGGAGGGCATATGCCGAGTCTCGGCCAGCTCGTGCCCGCGCAGTCCTGGGCGACGATCCCGTACGGGCCGTCCGCGGTCAAGGTGGCCTACCGGCCGGGCGCGGTGACGCCGCGCTTCCAGAAGGCCGTGCTGGCCGCCCAGGTGGCCGGCAACCTCGACGGCTCGCTGCTCGAGCCGCTGTGCGCGCTGATCGCCGCCTGGGACATCACCGACGAGGACGGCGCGCTCGTCGAGATCACCCCCGCCGGGCTGGAGGCGATCCCGCTGCCGGTCCTGTTCGCGATCCTCGAGGGGATCACGGCGGACATGGCCCCAAACCGCTCGAGGGCAGGCGACTCCGCCAATGGCTCGTCTCCGAGCAGCGGCTCGGCGCCTGCCCCGACTGGTACGTCGAGCTGATGGTCGCCGACCGCGCGCACGTCGCCCCGTGGTCGCTCGACGACGCGCCGTCGTGGTGGGTCGAGCGCGTCAGGCTCGCGCTCGTCGCCGAGACCGGCGCGGCCCGCGAGCGCGAGGTCCGCGAGGCGCGCCGCCGGCGCTCGCAGTCCGGCCCGAGGCGGTAGCCGATGGTGACCGTCGCCGAGCTGCAGGTGGTCGTCGGGGCCGACACGAAAGGCTTCGACGCCGGCGTGCAGCACGTCGAGCAGGCCACGAAGGGCCTCGGCGCGTCGCTCACCAGCGGCATCGGCATGGGCATCGGGTTCGGCGCCGTCTCGACGGCGATCGGCCTGCTCGGCGACGCGTTCGCGGCCGCGAAAGGCTCCGTCATCGACTTGAATTCGAGCCTGGAGCAGTCGAGGATCGCCTTCACCACCATGCTCGGCGGCGCCCAGCAGGCGGACGCGTTCCTGCAGCAGTTGCAGACGTTCGCCGCCCAGACGCCGTTCGAGTTCCCGGACCTGGTCACCGCAAGCAAGCGGATGCTGGCGTTCGGATTCGAGTCGAAGCAGGTCGTCCCGCTGCTGACGGCGGTCGGCGACGCGGTCGCGGCCGTCGGCGGCGGCGCCGAGACGATCGACGGCGTGACGACCGCGTTGGGCCAGATGCAGGCCAAGGGGAAGGTCTCGGCCGAGGAGATGGGCCAGCTCGCCGAGCGCGGGATCCCGGCCTGGGACATGCTCGCCAAGAAGCTCGGCACCGACATCCCGACCGCGATGGACATGGTCTCGAAGGGCGCCGTCAAGGCCGGCACCTTCATCGAGGCGTTCCAGGAGGGCGTCGGCGAGCGCTTCGGCGGCATGATGGAGAAGCAGGCGCAGACGTTCGCGGGCGCGATGTCGACGATCTCCGACTCGCTCCAGATGGCGCTCGCCCGCGGCTTCAAGCCGCTCTTCGACGCGGTCTCGGCGGGCGCCGTCGCGCTCTCGCGGTTCGTGCAAAGCGACGCGTTCAACGCCTGGGCCGATGGGGTGGCGACGGCGATCGCCGACGTGAGCGCCGGCCTGCAGCTTCTCGGGTCGACCCTGCTGCCGACGATCACCGACGCCTGGAACACGGTCCTGCAGGTCTTCGGTCGCGACTGGTCCCCGGATGCCTCGATCGACCCGATGATCAACGCGCTCGGGATGCTGGCGACCTTCCTGCGCGACGTCGTCGTGCCGGCCGTCGGGGAGGTGGCCCGCTTCATCGTCGGCCAGTTCACGATCGTCGCCGACTGGTTCGCCGAGAACATGCCGCTGATCCAGAAGACCGTCGAGGTCGTGCTCGCGGCGATCGCCGCCTTGTGGGACCGCTACGGCGACGAGATCGTCGCCGTGCTCCGGGCCGCCTGGGTCATCATCTCGACGATCTGGGAGACCGGGCTCAAGAACCTGCTCGACCTCTTGAAGCTCGGGATGCAGCTCGTCACCGGCGACTGGCAGGGCGCCTGGGACACGCTCGGCGACATCCTGACCCGGACCTGGCAGGCGTACGGGACGATCATCCAGGCCGCCTGGGACGCGATCTTCGTGATCGTCGACACCGAGACCGATGGCCTCCTGACGAAGATGTCCGACGCGATGACGAAGCTCGGCGAGGTCGTCGCGGCCGGCTGGGCGAACGTCCAGACGATCACCGGCAACGGCTTCACGACCGGCGGGAGCGGGATCATCGCGATCACGGCCTCCGGCTGGGAGGCCGTCATCGCCGAGACCCGGCGGGAGCTCGGGGCGCCACTCCAGGACGCCGTCGCGGCCGGCTTCGACGCCGTCGCCGACTACATCGCCGGGCTCGCCCGATCGGGGTCCGCCCTGCTGTCGGCGGCGACGGAGGTCGGGGCCGGGATCGTCGGCGCGCTGCGCGACGGCATCGCCTCCGCGCTCGACGGCTTCTGGTCGTGGCTCAAGACCAACTTCACCGACAAGATCCCGGAGTACATCCGCGACCTGCTCGGGATCAAGTCGCCGTCGACGGTCATGTACGACATCGGCGTCCAGATGATGGAGGGGCTCAAGCGGGGGATGGAGTCGAGGCTGCCGTCGGTCCGGGAGATCGTCGCGGGCGCCGTCGGCGACATCGGCGAGAAGGGCGACTCCGGCGGGAAGGTCCGGAGCTACATCATCTCGGCCGCCTCGGAGCGCGGGATCGACCCCCGGGCCGCGCTCGCCGTGGCGAGGCACGAGGGCGGCGAGGACGACTACATGCAGGTCGGCAAGTTCGCGACCGGCTGGTCGTTCTGGCCATTCCAGCTCCACTACGGCGGCAAGGGGTACGAGTACTTCGGGACGACGGCCGGCATGGGCAACGACTTCACGCGCCGGACGGGCTGGCAGCCGGGCGACTGGCACGCCTGGCAGGACTCGATCGACTTCGCGCTGGACCACGCGCGGCGGTACGGCTGGTCGGCCTGGTACGGCCGGGGCCCGGCCGGCATCGGCGCCTGGGAGGGCATCCCCGGCCACGCCGAGGGCGGCGTCTTCACCCGGCCGCACCTGGCCTGGATCGCCGAGAACGGCCCGGAGGCGGTCGTCCCGCTCGGCCGAGCGGGCGGCCACCTGTCCGAACAGTCGGTCCGGATCGACGTCGCCGTCGGCGGGCGGCTGGCCGAGGAGATCTACGTGACCGGCCGGGATCTCGCGATCCGGCGCGGCCGGGCGCCGACGGCGGGGGCAGCCTGATGGCCACGGACGCCGCGACCTGCACGACCGTCCGGGTCTCCTGGGACGGCGACGGCACGTTCGCCGGGCCGTACGACGACGTGACGGCCGACGTCCTGGGCGAGCCGGGCATCTCGATCGACATGGGCAAGGACGGCGCCCGCCAGCTCTCGCCGCCGAAGGTCGCGGCGGCCGACTTCGTCTTGCGCAACGACACCCGCACGTACAGCCTCGAATGGGGCGGGTCGCCGGTCTACCAGCGGATCATCCCCGGCCGGCCGGTCCTGATCGAGCTGACGCACGGCGCCGCCGACGCGTACGACACGGCGACGCCGTACGACGAGGCCGACTACTACGACGGCGTCGGGACGCTGCCGCTCTCGCGATCGAACATCGACGACATCTCGCAGGACACCGCCTGGGGCAACCAGACGGTCACGCTGCGGACGCTCGGCTCCGAGACGCTGCTCCTGGGGACCAGCGTCACGATCGGCGTCATGGCGAACCCCCGCGTCGACCAGTGCATCACGGCGATCCTCGACGCCGTCGGCTGGCCGGTCTCGCAGCGGGCCGTGTCGGTCTCGGACACGACGCTGTTGTACTGGTGGTGCGACGACCGCAAGCCGTGGGACGCGCTGCTGGAGCTGCTCGCCGCCGAGGGGCCGGGCGCGCTCTACGTCACGCCGACCTCGGCCGAGGCGCCGGTCGGGACGTTCCACTTCGAGAACCGGAATCACCGGACGACCGCGGCGCGCTCGGTCACGTCGCAGGCGACCTTCTACGACCGGCGCGGGTCGGGCGCATCGGCCCCCTACGACGCGCCGGCCCCGTACGACGAGGCCGACCCGTACGACGGCGAGCAGGACGTCAAGTACATCACCGCGATGAGCTACGACCCGGGGTTCCGGAACATCTGGAACGCCGCGCGCTACGCCACGAAGCAGCGCGCGCTCGGCCCGCTCGGCGTCATCTGGCAGTACGGCACGACCCTCGCGCCGTCACCAGGCGGGACGACCCTGATCATCCACCCGAACGACCCGTTCCAGGACGCGGTGGTCCCGGTCGCCGGGACCGACTACACGGTCTCCGGCGGCACCGTCTCGATGGCGTTGTCGGCCCCGAGCGGGCTGGTGGCGTTCCTGACCGTGACGGCTGTGTCCGGGACGCCGACCATCTCCGGGCCGCCGGCCTCGCCCGCGACCGGGCTCCAGCTCCGGGCCCGGCCGCTCGCCGTGGTCGGCGAGACGTCGGTGACGAACCTGGTCGACGCGTCGGCGTCGATCGCGCGGTACTCGCTGATCCCCGGCGCGAACGTCCCGCAGGTGCTCGACGTCGCCGGCTGGCCGGAGATCGCGGCGGCGGCGGCGCAGGCCGTCTGCGACGCCTGGGTCACGCGCTACATGCAGGTCCGTCCGTCCGTGACGATCGAGATCCGCAACGTCGACGCGGCGCACGTCGTCGAGATCGTGCGGCTCGCGATCAGCGACCGGATCACGCTGGTCGAGCGGAACACCGGGCTCAACGCCGACCTCTGGATCAACTCGAAGGCGATCACGGTCAGCGGGGGCGGCGGCCGAGACATCCGCTGCACCCTCGGATGCGAGAAGATCGACCGGGCGGTGGGAGCCGTCTGGGACGGCCCCGATGTCCCGGCCAACCGCTGGGACACCGGACTCTGGGGCCTGTAAAGGAGGCGACGTGCCGAATTTCCCCGGATCGCTCGACAGCCTGGCCAACCCGACCGCGACCACGCTCCGCAACGACCCGGGCTTCGAGCTGCACGCCGTCATCAGCACCCTCAACGACATCGCCGAGCAACTGGAGGCCAAGCTCGGGATCGGTGCCTCGTCGCCGGGCGCGTCGGCCGGCGTGCTCCGGCGGACGGCGTCGGGCGCCTCGGCCTGGGGCCAGGTCGCGGCCGGCGACATCGTCGCCGGCGTCGCCGGCCTGCAGTACATCAACGCGGTCGGCCCGGTCGGCTCGAACACGATCAGCTTCGACTTCACGGCGATCCCGCAGACGTACCGGAGCCTGCGGATCATCCTCCAGGGCCGATCGTCGGCGGCGGCCGCGTCGGACACCGGTGCCCTGCGGATCAACGGCCTGGCGTCCGCGCTGTACTTCGACCAGACGATCTACGCCCAGGGCGCGATCGTCGGCGGGCAGGAGAACCTGGGTGTGGGCGAGTCGCGCTGCTTCGCGCTGGCCGGCAACACGGCGCCGGCCAGCTACGCCGGGACGGTCGTGATCGACATCCCGAACTACGCCGCCCCGGGCAGCGGCCTGGTCAAATCGTGGATCGCCGTCGGCGGGCTCTGGTACGGGACGGCGACCGGGGCGCAGCAGGTCCGGACCACGCTCGGCGGCTATTCGGGGACGCCAGCGATCACGCAGGTGACACTGTTCCCGCTCGGCGGGCAGTTCATGCCGGGCTCGTACGCCGCGTTGTACGGCCTGAGTTAGGGGAGGGCAGCATGTCGAGCCCGCCGACGAAGATGGTGATCCCGGGCGACGGATCGCCGCCATACGAAGTGCCGCTCACGCCGGACGAGGAGACGCAGCTTGCCGCCGACCGGGCGCAGGCCGCGACGCAGGCCACGGCCGGCACGCAGGCGTCGACCGACGACGCCGAGCGGCTCGCGCTGGTCAACGAGCGCGCTGCAACCGACCCGGCCTACGCGGCGCTCGCCGACTTCGTCTTGCGGGGGGTGCAGCGATGACGTTCGAGGAGGCGTACGCGCTCGGGGCCGACGCGACCTGGCGGGCGCGCTGCCAGTCAGGCGCGCTCAAGGTGGCCACCAACGTCATGAGCGAGGCGGACACGCAGCCCGGCCATGCCGAGCGCGCGACCTATGCGAACAAGGTGCTGCTCAACCCGAGCCTCCAGGGGCAGGCGATCGCCTTCGGCGTCGCGGCGCAGCCGGCCATCACCGGGGCCGACGCGACCGACAGCGACATCGAGTTCACCATTTCGGCGATGTGGGACGCGTGGGCAGGGGTGCCCTAGCGATGGTGCTCGACGGCGCGGCGATCGCGGCCCTCGGCTCCGTGCCGGCGGCCGACCTGCGCGAGCTGCTGCTGGCGTTCTCCTCGGACGCCGACATCCCGCCGGAGCGCATGCTGAGCGACGCCGGGCCGCCGATGATCGCCGAGGTGAATCACGGCGTCTGGATAGCACGGTGCGACTGCGGCGCCGATCGGTCGACGCTGCCGGCCCCGGGCTGCATCGTCTGGCTCGACGACCCGTGGGGGTGGTGCGTCCGCTGTGGGAACGCGAGCTCGGGCGGGCGCTGGCGCGCGATCGTGGTGCCGGCCGAGCACGAGCGCGCTGCGATCGAGGCCGCGCTCGCACGCCGCCCGGACCCGGCGACGCGCAACTGGTGGCCCGGCGAGACGGTCGCCGAGCTCTGGCGCCAGAACGCCGAGCACGGAATCCGGCGGGAGGCCTAGCGATGCCCTGGTCAGCCCCGGTCGACCCGGTCGCCGGCACCGTCATCACCGTGACCTGGGCGCACGCGAACGTCGTCCAGCCGCTGCAATGGCTGCGCCTGATGACCGGCAACGCCGACCCGCCGGGGACCGGCTACGTCGTCGGGTCGGATTCGGTCGGCGCGACCTCCTGGAAAACGATCCCGACGATCCTCGGCTATCAGCCGATGAACCCGGCCGTCCCGACGACGATCGCCGACCTGACGGTCGCTCGAGGGGCGACCCCGGTCGGCATCGTCTTCCTGGGCCAGACGGCCGGCAACGTCTGGGTCGGCTACACCGGGCCCGGCGGGAACATCCAGCTCCAGGGCGCGCCGGTCCTGATCCCGTCGAACCTGACCGTCCAGGGCACCGGCGTCATCAACGGCGCGACGACGATCACGAACGACCTCACGATCTACCGCGCCGCCAGCCCGACCGTCGGCGCGCTCAAGCTGGGCGCGGGCGGCCACGAGCTCGCCTGGGATGGCGTCCGGTTCGTCGTCGACGCGCAGCCGATCATCCACGGCGGCAACATCGGCTCGCAGTCGGTCGCGTTCGCGACCAACGCGACCAACGCGACCCAGGTCGGCAGCAGGACGCCGACCGCGACGCCGTCCGCGAACAGCATCCCGATCGCCGACGCGACCGGCAAGCTGGACGCCTGGGTGACGCCGTCCGGGCTGGCCGGCGTCCCGTCCGGGCTGATCTGCGGCTTCGCCGGCGGCGCGGCGGCGATCCCGTCCGGCTGGACGCGCTACAACGAGGCGAACGGGCGCCTGCTGGTCGGCGCCGGCACGTTCAGCGGATCGGAGCACGCCTTCGCCGAGAACAACACGTACGGCGCGACCTGGGCGCACCAGCACGTCTCCAACAGCCTGCCGTTCAGCGTCAACCTCAGCGGCGGCAGCGCGCTCTCGGTCAGCGGGTCGGCCACCATGCCGGGCCTCGGCGGCCCGTCCTCGACCGGGACCGGCGGCGGGACCGGCGCGACGTTCGCCGACGGGTCACACACCCATGCACCGAGCGGTTCCGGCAGCATCAGCGGCACGGCGACCGGGACCGTCAGCGGCTCAGCTCTCGGCCCGACGACGTCGACGACGCTGCTGCCGCCGATGCGCGCGATCGTCTGGATAGTCAAGTCGTGACGGCCGGGCCGGAGCGGCGGACGGTGAAACAGTGGGTGCACCACCTGACGGCGCCGGACGCCGAGCTGACCCTGTCGGAGCTGATGGCGCTGTGCCTGCTCTCGATCCGCGACGACACGCTGCTGGACCGCGAGGCCGCCGAGCACACCGAGGGCATGCTCGGCGCGATCGACGTGTTCGCGGCCGGCCTGGCCGAGCGGTCGGGACTGCCGTACGCCGGTTCGGCCGAGGTCCGGGCCGCGCTCGACCGCGCCCGCGACCGGGCGCGCCGCGACGCGCTGACGGGGGCGTAGGACGGTGCCCGCCGCCGATGCCGTCTGGAACGCCGTCGAGAACGTCGGGCTGCCGGTGGCGCTGGTCCTGGCGGCGGTCGTGCTCGGCTGGCGGCTGGGCGGGGCGATCCTGCGCGAGCTCGTGGCGAGCTACCGGGAACGGATCACCGGGCTCGAGGCCGACCGCGACTATCTGCGGGCCCGCGACGATCGGATGCATGCCCTCTGCCACGAGCTCATCAACGAGTGTCGCGCGCGCGGGAGGCACGAGCATGACGCGAGGGATTGACGTCTCGTCTCATCAGGGGCACGTCGACTGGCCGGCCGTCGCGGGCTCCGGCCCGGCGTTCGCCTTCGTCAAGGCGACCGGCGGCACGAGCTACCGGAACCCGTACTACGCCGACCAGCTCGTCGGGGCCAGGGCCGCCGGCCTCGTCGTGGGGTCGTATCACTACGCGTTCGAGTCGAGCCTGGACCCGTACCCGGGCGCCGGGCCGGAGGCCGAGGCCGAGGCGTTCGTCGCGGCCGTGTCGGCGCTCGGGATCGAGGCCGGCGACATGCTCGCGCTCGACGTCGAGGAGGGGCCGCCGGGGACGGACGTCGGCGCCTGGGCGCTGCGGTTCCTGGCCGGGGTCGAGCAGCTCGTCGGGTTCAGGCCGCTGGTCTACACCGGCGCCTGGTTCAGCGATCCGCACGGGTTCGCGGCCCATCCCGAGCTCGCCCGGTACGGGCTCTGGCTGGCGGCCTATCAGGAGCGGCTGCCGGCCGCTCCGGCGCCGTGGCGGTCGGTCGCGTTCTGGCAGTTCACGGCCGACGGGGCGGTCCCGGGCGTCTCGGGCCCGGCCGACCTGAATGAGCTGATCGACGTGGAGGGCGGACTCGTGGCGTACGGCAAACCGAGCGGGGCGCCCCTGCCGGTCTACGATCCGGCCGAGCCGCACCAGAACCAGGACACGTCCTGGGACTGCTCGCAGGAGGCGATCGAATGGTGCCTGCGATCGTGGGGACGGACGCCCGACGACGCCTGGATGACGCAGAGCATGATCGACGAGGGCGTGATCGACCCGTCGGTCGGCTGCACCGATCGGACCGGCACCGGACTGGCCGCCTGGGTCAACCGCCACTACGGCGCGGACGGCTACCTCGCCGAGGCGGCGCCCGACGCCGGCGCGATCGCGTTCGACGACATCGCGGCCGAGGCGGCGACGGAAGCGCACCCGCTGGCGATCTCGGGCTGGGCCTGGTACCACTGGTCGGGAGCGCGGGGGTACGACGCCGAGGCCGACGTGCTCCTGCTCGCGAACAGCGCCGCCGGCTACATGGGGGTGGACCAGACGCTCTCGCGGGCGGACTTCGACCGGCTCGGGCCGTGGAGCCTGGTCAGGGTGACGAACCCGGAAGCGGAGGGGAACGTGCCACCACCGGACGACCCGTACGCCCCCTGGGCCGACACCGGCGCCGTCGGCTCGGGGCTGCTCGACATGATGCGGGCGGACGGCACCCTGCCGGCCCAGCGATCCTCGACCTGGCTGCCGCTGGGGGTCAGCCCGTCGGATATCGAGGAATGCGTGGGCCGCAACGGGGTCGTCTATCGCTGGCTGATCTCGACGACGAACGCGGGGTTCAGGTACCGGCCCGGCTAGCGAGCCGGCTGCGAGCTACGGAACCACCTCGAAGCCGTCGCACGCGAGAAACGCGTCGGTTGCCCGGTCCCGCCAGATGACGGTGTAAGTCCCCGGCATCGTCGGCACGCCGCCCAGGAAGCGGTCCGGGTAGGTCAGCTCGGCCGAGCCGTCGCGCACCATCGGCATGCCGGCCCGGACGACCCGGCCATCCGGGCGCGTGACCTCGGCGTGGACCCAGCGAACGGCAGTGCCGAGCTTGTCGCGCAGCGACAGTTTCACGGCCTCACCGGTCCGGATCGGGCTCCTCGGCGCGCTGACCTGCCAGCCGGGGCCGCCGTTCATAACGGCCGTGGACGTGAAGCCGGGCGGAATGGTCGGCGCGATGCGTTCGCTCTCGGGCGGCTCATTGATGCACCCGCCGAGCGGCCCGTAGAGGCCCGGCTGAAAGCGCGGACCGGACGCCGAGGCCTCAGCGAGTTGCCGGGCCTGCTCCGCCGCGATCGCCGCCGGGTCCGGCTGGGGCTCCTGCGCGTGGGCGGCGGCCGGCGCGAGCATGATGCAGGCTATGAAGGCGGCGAGAACGATAGACTGTCGGTGCATCGTGATCTCCGGTATCCGATGTATCGGCTCGCGCGGAGGGGATCCGCGCGA